GAAACTCTATCTGAAGAAGACTATGAATATGCTAAAGGCATTCTCAAACACGAATACGTATTCTGGAATCTTCTTATATGATGCAATCTCTACCTTACTTCTAGTAACAACCGAACTAGTCATATCAAGTAATCTTGTATAATTAGTAGTGTACGCCTTCGGGGTACATTCAAAATAGACGCTCAAAGAGGTCACTATGTTTAACGATGCTAACGCTATTACTTTTACCGTGCCTGAAACTCAGGACTACTTGGCAAAAGTAAGAAAAAATATGATCGGGTTTGATGACTGGTTCACAGCCTTCGATCAACACTTCGCAAGTACAAATAACTATCCACCTTATAATACTATAAAGGTTTCTAACCATGAGTATAGGGTAGAGGTAGCACTTGCAGGATTCAAAAAAGAAGATCTAAAAGTCTACACACAAGAAGGAAGACTTATCATTGAAGGTAAGAAAGGTGATGGTGTAGAAGAGAATTATGTTCATAAGGGATTGGCACAACGTGCATTCACACGTCAGTGGTCGTTACCTGAAGAACTTGAAGTCAGGAGTGTAAAATTCGAGGATGGATTATTACTAATTGATATTGAGAAAATTGTTCCTGAAGCACAGCAACGAAAAGATTGGCTCTAAATACAGTATAGACTGATGATGGTTAATTGTATTCAAGAGTTCTACGACATATAAAACCCAAGGATCTAAGGGAAACTATATCTCTTAGGTTTACTGACATCCTCAATCCAGTTTTCTGGATTGGGGATTCTCTCAAGCCTGAAGTTAATGAAAAACTGATGAGGTTTGCAGAAGCATTCGCTGCTTATGTTGATCTAGATGAGAGAGCGATAGTAGATGTACTGTTGCTTGGTGGTAACGCAGGGTATAATTACACACAATACTCTGACTTAGATGTGCATATTGTTGTAGATCCTAGGTTCATACCTGATTGTAACCCAGAATTACTTGACCGATATTACATGGACAAGAAAACACTGTGGGAGTTGACACATAACGTAACTATCCTTGGATCAAAAGCAGAACCTTATATTGAAAGACCTGGCGTTACTCGTAAGAAAAGTCAAGGTGTTTGGAGTATTATGAAGAAGAGTTGGATACAAAAACCAACACCTGTTGAGGGTGAAGTTGATGAAAAAGAAATAGAGAAGAAGGTAAACAACTTTATAAATCAAATCAACTCACTGATCAAAGCATCTGATGCTGAAGGTCTCAAGAAACTTGTCAAGAAACTAAGAGACTCTAGAGGCACATCACTACAGAAGTATGGAGAGTATGGGTTCGAGAACATGGTGTTCAAAGAGTTACGGAATCAAGGTTATATTGACAAAATACGTACAGTTGTGGTAAACTTAAAATCACAAAGCTTATCTTTATGATCAAAGTTTTATTATTGAAAAACGGTCTAGTGCTCATCACTAGAATTGAAGAGGTTGGATCAGAGATGGGAGAACCTGATTGTAAGTTGATCAAACCTTTTGAGTTGAAGAATAACAATGGAGAATTTTTCTTAGAGCATTGGCCTTCATTCTCCATGCAACGTGAGATGATGATTCACTCAGATAGCATACTAACAATACTAGAACCTGATAAGATACACTTAGACAAATATCAGTCACTAACATCTGAATGAGATATTATACAAACGTACAGATGGTCGGAAATGATTTTCTGGTCAGGGGGTATGAAGGTGGAAAGAGTTTTACATCAAGGGAACCATTTCAACCCACGATGTTCGTTCCTAGTAAGAAGAGAACAAAGTATAAGACACTAGATGGTAAGTATGCACAACCAATACAACCTGGCACTGTACGTGAGACTAGAGAGTTTATAAAGAATCATCAAGATGTTCAGGGGTTTGAGATATATGGAAACAACAGATACATCTATCAATATATTTCAGAAAAGTATCCAGAGACTGAGATAAAGTTTGACATCAAGAAAATTAACCTTGTCACTATTGACATCGAGGTCAAGTCTGAGAATGGATTCCCTACAGTAGAAAAGTGTGATGAGGAGATGCTCTGTATCACACTACAGGATTATGCTACCAAAAGGATACTGACATTTGGTGTAGGTCCTTATCGCCATCAAGACAAGATGGTGAAGTATGTTCAGTGTAATGATGAGTATGACATGCTCACACACTTCATAAATTACTGGTCTGCCACACCACCAGAGGTTGTGACTGGTTGGAATTGTCAGTTATATGATATACCATACCTTGCTAAGAGAATTACTAGAGTTCTTGGTGAGAAGGCATCTAAGAAACTATCACCATGGGGTCTAGTAACACACGAAGAAATTTATCTACAGGGTAGACCACACCTGATGTATGACATTGGAGGTGTAACTGTCCTCGATTACATGGATTTGTACAAAAAATTCACATATAAGGCACAGGAATCTTATAGATTAGATTATATTGGTGAGGTAGAATTAGGTAAGAAGAAACTAGATCACTCAGAGTTTGATACTTTCAAAGATTTTTATACTAATGGATGGAATAAGTTTGTAGACTACAACATCCAAGACGTTAGACTCGTTGACTCCCTTGAGGAGAAGATGAAACTGATTGAACTTGCTATTACTATGGCATATGATGCCAAGGTTAACTTCACTGATGTGTTTTATCAGGTTCGTATGTGGGACATGATAATATACAACGATTTGAAAAGGAAAGGTATTGTAATACCACCTAAAAAAGATCAGGATAAGAGTGAGAAGTATGCTGGTGCTTATGTAAAGGCACCTACACCTGGCATGTATGACTGGGTTGTATCGTTTGACTTGAATTCTCTGTATCCGCATCTTATAATGCAGTATAATATATCTCCAGAAACTATTCTGGATGAGAGATATCCTAATGTAAGTGTTGATAAATTGCTGAATGAAGAGGTAGATTTATCTTCACTTGAGGATGTTACTGTGTGTCCTAATGGAGCTATGTTCACCACCAAGACTCGTGGATTCTTACCCAAACTAATGGATAAGATTTATTCTGAACGTGTTGTCTTCAAAAAGAAGATGATTGCTGCAAAGAAAAAGTATGAGAAAACACCTACGAAAGCTCTTGAAAGAGAGATCGCAAGATGTAACAACATCCAAATGGCGAAGAAGATTCAACTTAATAGTGCTTATGGTGCTATTGGGAATAATTACTTTCGCTATTATAAGTTGGCAAATGCTGAGGCTATTACTCTCGGAGGCCAATTTAGTATTAGGTGGATCGAAAACAAGATGAACCAGTACATGAACCGTGTACTAAAAACTACAGGAAAAGATTATGTTATTGCTTCAGATACTGATTCCATTTATTTGCATCTCGGTCCTTTGGTCGAAACTGTATACAAAGGGAGAGAAAAGACTACTGAAGGCATCGTTTCGTTCATTGATAAGATCTGTGAGGTGGAATTTGAAAAATATATTTCGGATTCTTATGAAGCGTTGGCCAAGTACGTAAATGCTTACGAACAAAAGATGTTCATGAAGCGAGAAACTATCGCTGAACGTGGAATATGGACTGCAAAAAAACGCTACATATTGAATGCATGGGATATTGAAGGAGTTAGATTTGCTGAACCCAAATTAAAAATGATGGGTATCGAAGCAGTCAAATCATCTACACCTGCACCTTGTAGGAAGATGATCAAAGATGCTTTGACTATTATAATGAATGAAACTGAGAATGATGTTATCAATTACATCGATACAATGAGGAATCAGTTTAGGAAGTTAGATCCTTCCGAGGTTGCATTCCCCAGATCTTGTAATGACGTTGCAAAATATAAAAGTAATCTATCGATCTATGCCAAGGGAACTCCAATACATGTTAGAGGATCTCTTCTTTATAATCACTACATCAAGCAGCATAACCTAGAGGCAAAGTATAGTGCAATCAACAACGGTGAGAAAATAAAATTCGTATACCTTGCCAAACCTAATCCCATACACGAGAATGTTATATCATTCATATCAGATTTTCCTGTGGAATTAGGATTGGCGAAGTACGTTGACTATAATCTCATGTTCGAGAAGTCTTTCTTAGAACCACTCAAAGCAATATTAGATGCTATTGGATGGTCAATAGAAAAACATGCTACACTAGACCTCTTCTTTGTTTGATGCTATAATACAAGCATCTATTATTTCACATGGATTTACCTATCAACGATAAAGAACTCGCTACTATTGTCAAAGCATTGACTCTAGGTGGTGATACTGCATTGTATCAAAAACTAAAGTTGGTCAAGGAAACAAGGGATGAAAATCCTGGCGGTCCTTACAAGAAAATTTTACGTGAGTCACACGGGATGGTAATATGATTTTTGAACAGGTGAGTCTTGTAACTGGTGGGTTTGATCCCATACACTCAGGACATCTTCGTTATTTTACTCAAGCAAAGGACTTCTCAGATTATCTTATAGTAGGATTGAATGGTGATCCTTGGTTGAAGAGAAAGAAGGGGCAGTACTTTCAGTGCTGGACTGAGAGAGCAGATATACTACGTCATTTAGATATGGTAGATGCTGTTATCTCTTGGGATGATAGTGATGACTCTGCCTGTGGTGCTATCGCAAAATGCCTAGAGATTTCTGACTCCGTTATATTCTGTAACGGAGGAGATCGTGGTAAGGAAAATACTCCAGAAGTTCTGGTGTATGGAAAAGAACCAAGAGTGGAGTTTCATTATGGTATAGGTGGAACTGATAAACTGAATAGTAGTAGTTGGATATTACACAATTACTTCAATAGACAACGTAAATTATTAGGTATTTGAATGGACTTTCTAAAAGAAATAGTAAAAGAAATTGGATCAGACTACGCACAAATCGCATCCGATAAAGAAATTAGTGACACGTTTATCGATACAGGATCGTATATCTTTAATGGATTGGTGTCTGGTTCCATTACTGGTGGGGTATCTAGTAATCGGATTACTGCCATCGCTGGTGAAACCTCTACTGGAAAAACTTACTTCGCCCTCGCTGTTGTCAAGAATTTTCTGGAGTGTAACCCTGATTCTTATGTTCTGTATTTCGATACAGAATCTGCTATTAATAAAGAACTTTTAGAGTCTCGTGGTATAGATACTAAGAGAGTTGCTATTGTAGAAGTTGTTACCATTGAGGATTTCCGTGGTAAAGCTTTGAAAGCAATTGATATGTATCTGAAAACTCCTATAGAGGATCGCAAACCTTGTATGTTTGTGCTAGACTCTTTAGGTATGCTTTCCACAGAGAAAGAAATCAAAGATGCACTAGAGGACAAACAAGTCCGTGATATGACTAAATCTCAATTGGTCAAAGGTGCATTTAGAATGTTAACCCTAAAACTTGGTCAAGCAAATGTCCCACTCATTGTCACAAATCATACGTACGATGTCATCGGAGCTTACGTACCAACGAAAGAAATGGGGGGAGGTTCTGGACTCAAGTATGCAGCAAGCACAATCATTTATCTCGGAAAGAAAAAAGAAAAGGATGGAAAAGAAGTCATCGGAAACATTATCAAAGCGAAGACTGTCAAGTCACGTTTGAGTAAGGAGAATAAAGAAGTAGAGATACGTCTTTATTATGATGAAAGAGGTCTTGACCGATACTATGGTCTTCTAGAATTAGGAGAGATTGGTGGTCTATGGAAGAATGTTGCTGGTCGCTATGAGATAAACGGTAAGAAGTTATATGCCAAGGAGATATATAAGAATCCTGAAAAGTATTTTACTCCAGAAGTCTTACAAGCATTAGATGAGATTTCTCAAAAACATTTTAGTTATGGTGAATGATGACAGAAAGAGTACCACTAACGATACTCAAAAATCTACTTCATGATGAACAATACACACGTAAGGTTTTACCTTTCGTGCAACCTGAGTACTTTGAAGAAAGGTCTGACAGGATTATCTTTGAAGAGATCTCTTCGTATCTAAAAAATTATGATGGTCTTCCTACTAAGGAAGTACTTCATATTGAAATTGAAAAGAGAACAGATCTATCTGAAGATGAGTACAAATTATCTGAACAACTTGTAGATTCATTAGAGTCCATTGAATCTGATAATGAATGGATGCTTGACACTACTGAGAAGTGGTGTAAAGAACGTGCTATTTACTTAGCACTGATGGAGTCTATCAAGATTGCTGATGGACAGGATGAGAAGAAACAACCTGATGCTATACCATCTATTCTTTCAGATGCATTAGCAGTAGGATTTGATCAACATGTTGGACACGATTACATAGATGACTCGAAGGATCGTTATGCTTACTACCACAGGGTTGAAAACAAAATACCATTTGATCTTGAATACTTCAACAAGATTACGTCAGGTGGACTCTCTGATAAAACTCTCAACATTGCTCTTGCTGGCACTGGTGTTGGTAAGTCTCTATTCATGTGTCACGTTGCCTCTAGTGTTTTATTACAAGGTAAGAATGTTCTATACATCACTCTTGAGATGGCAGAGGAAAAGATTGCAGAGAGGATAGATGCAAACTTACTCAACACAAATATCCAAGACATAGCAGAATTACCACACTCTACCTTTACCAAGAAGATTGATAAACTTGCTGCAAAAACAAAAGGTAAACTAATCATCAAAGAGTATCCTACAGCGTCAGCACACTGTGGACATTTTCGTGCGTTGTTACAAGAACTTAAGTTGAAGAAGTCATTTGCACCTGATATAATATTTGTAGATTATCTAAACATTTGTGCTTCATCACGTTATAGAAGTGCAGTAAACGTAAATTCTTATTCTTATGTCAAAGCAATTGCAGAAGAACTTCGAGGACTGGCAGTTGAAACAAGCGTACCAATCTTCTCGGCAACGCAAACTACAAGGTCTGGCTTTGCTAGTAGCGACCCTAATCTTACTGACACTTCAGAAAGCTTTGGTCTTCCAGCTACTGCTGATCTTATGTTCGCTTTGGTCAGCACCGAAGATCTGGAGGGACTTAATCAAATAATGGTCAAGCAGTTGAAGAATAGATATAATGACCCTACTATGAATAAAAGATTTGTTGTTGGTATTGATCGTGCGAAGATGAGACTGTATGATTGTGAACAGTCAGCACAGGATGATATACTTGACGATGTAGAAGTAGTAGAGTATAATAAATCTGAAGAATCAAAAGCAAAATTTAATGACTTCAAGTTTTGATAAGTATACACGTTTTGTCAATAGTGTTACAAGTTTACCTTCTAAAGACTCCGACGCTTTTATATACCGTCTACAAGAACTTGGTGGTGATGTCGCTATTCAACGCCTTCTTACTGCTGCTGTTGGGATTAGTGCCGAGTCTGGTGAATTTATGGAAATTGTTAAGAAGATGATATTCCAAGGCAAACCATGCAATGAGGATAACTTAGAGCATCTAAAGATAGAACTTGGTGATGTGTTATGGTATGTAACACAAGCATGTATGGCATTGAATATATCACTTGAAGAAGTTGCTGATATGAATATCAAGAAACTTGAGAAGAGATATGAAGACGGTCACTTCTCTGAATTCTACTCTGAGAATAGGAAAGAAGGTGACAGATAACTATTGCTTTACATCCCTAAAGATAGGTGATAAGTATGATGCAGGTTATGTAAACAAACTCTATAATATGGTGCGTCTACAATCAGACGTACCATTTTTTTGTTTCACAGATGATACTGATGGGTTGAATAAAAATATAGAAACCATTGACATGGATGTCACTGAGTATCAAGATTGGTATAGGTGGTGGCCAGCATGGTGTAAGATATTGATGTTCAATCATCTACATGAGTTTGATCGTAAAATATTTTTTGATCTTGATGTTATTATTCATGGTGATATAACACCAATACTAGAGCATGATGAAAAATTTTCTCTTGTATATTCTAAATGGAAGGGAGTAAAGTTCAAGATGAAAAATAAAAATAAATCTATGTACAATTCAAGTTGTATAGTATGGAAAGATAATAGAGATGTATATGAATATTGGAATATGAATGCACAACATTTTGTATCTTTGTATGGTGGTACAGATGACTTCTATCACAACGAAAAGATACCAAGAACTGCTCTACCATTAATTTTTTATTCTTATCGTGACGGTGCTAAACCTGATCAGTTGAGAAGTTTTTTGATGAGAGAAGATCATGCTGTTGCTATTCTACATCAAGAACCTAAGAACCATACTCTCAATGAAGATGAACATCCTATAATAAAATATTGGGTATAAAATAAATACCTCCATAATGGAGGAAGGCGATGAATGACATCACCATATTCATATTTGGTATTTGTTTTGCTGCAACAGTAGGTGCAACCTTTGCATTCATGTGGAAGAGCATGAGCATGGTGCAAGAGGAGTTGAGAAAACCACAGAGAAATGTGCATCCAGAAATGAAAGAGGTGCAAAATGGTGAGGAACTTTTAGTATTCCGTGCGGAGAAGAAAGAATGAGTGCAGCAACCGAAAGACAAGAGAATGTCTCAAGGTTATTTTTTGAGACATTTTTGAACGCCAGTGGTGACTTGACAGATTTCCAACAAAAAGAATTAGAGAGAAAAGCATTTGATAAAGTTGGTGGGATATATCCCAATGCACCAGAGAGATGGAAAGAAAATTACTATAAACAAATCACTGCTATAGGAAGATACTTTGTAGTGAAAGGGTTTACTAGAGGTGGATGGAGATTCTCTAGGGGTGATGGTATGATGGGATATTTGAATAGTGTGGCACAACAAAAGTGTGGAGTCTCTACGTTAGATAACTGGGATCCTATGGATATTGTAGGTGTAAAGGTAGGATCGGAAGGTATAATAAGACAGACATTGGAGGCTATGTGTATAAATCCACAGACTAATGATCAGAGACAAGCAAATAGAGACATTCTAAACTCTGTGATGGTAGAAATGGTAGAGGCAAAAAAATTACTTCCTATATCACTCAAGTTTATAAACCAAAATGAAAGACCTAACTTTGAATTGAGTCCTGATCTATCAGATCCAGCTAGAAATGCAAGAAAGAGACATGTATGGAAGTGTAGAGATATGACATGTGATTTGGAATGGGATGTCAACGCTCGTGCATGGAGAAATGCACAAGAAATATCTTGGAAGATGGTAGATGATGGTAGTTCTGGTAGAAAAGCAGCAACTATAATAATACAGGGAAGATCATTCATTGCAAGATCGGCAAGAGAAAAACCACAGCATGAAGGAACACCTGAGGGTGCAGGTGCTAAACTAGGTAAGGCTGCTATCACAGAACTAGAAAACTTTTTATCAGCAATAGGAGTTAGTAATCCTGTACCTGGCAAACAACTTACATCTCATCCACACATACCTAAAATAGGTGAACCTTGGGAACCACATAAAGCTTACTGGATAAACAAACAATCAGCATTAGCATCAGCAAATATAGGTGGTTCCAATATAAATTTCAATTCGCCAGGTGCATATGGAGGTGAAGATGGTGATAAAAAAGGTTTTGCTGCTGCATTAGATGCTGCATGTAAAGCAGATGAGGAAGGTTTGATGACTGCTGCTGATGCAAAGGTACCTTCAGGTAACAGATTATGTGCTAAACTATGGGGGTTAGAATGGTTGAGCACTTATCAGAAAATACACTCTCAAGGTAAGTGGAATCCTTTCATGCATCAAATGTTACATGCATGTAAGAAAGAATTGCCAGGTATGGGACCTTTTATTAAAATAGCAGGTATATGAATAAACTAATTGACGCATTGATAGTGGAGTACACTTACAAAAAGCGTAGAAAACAACTTCAAAATTTAGAGATCAAAGAGTTCATGCGGTTTTTCATTATGTTCACTGAGAACTATGATAAATATAAACAAATGCAGACTTCTGGTCTAGCTTTTATACATCGTAATCGTAAAGAAATTTACCAAAAAATAAGTGAAGCAGTTCCACACATTCATAACCGAGGCAAGGGTTACCAAAGCATCCTCTCAAGCAAAGAGAATGGGTTTGGTAGGAGACGGTCATGGTGACTGGTATGATAAGCAGGGTAACTTAAAAGCTAAAACCATTGGTGGTGAACTAAAAATGTTCACTGGTAGAGAAAGACAGGACGATGAAGTAGTTGATAAACCTGCTGCACAAGGAACGATAGCACCTAGAAGTGGTTTTGCTAAAGATATAGTAAACAACTTAGGTCTTGTACCACCATCTTCTAATCAGAATGGAAGTGGTTCAGGTGCTGGAGGTGGATCTCAAGCATCATCTGCTATATCACAAGCAAAATCTTCAGGTCCTTTGACTATTGCTTTTGATAAGTTTGATAGTGATGAGGTATCTAATAATATTATTGCTGCAGTAGAAGAATTATCACAGGGTGGTACATATTATATCTTCCCTAGTAGAGATCAAGATATAGATGAGTTGAAAATTATGTATCCACAAATCAGTGAGTCAATCATTGATGATAAGAATGCTGAAACGATATATGATGTCTTACAATCATTATATGAAAATGGTTTTGATGCTATTAATATAGTAGTAAGAAGATCAAGAGCAAAAGCAATTACAGATTTAGCATACGAGCAGAACGGTCAGTTGTATCGATATACAATGCTCAATGTTATTCCTGTAGATGAGAAGACTATTCGAGAACAGTATATTGCAGGTGAGATTTTTAATATAGGAACAGAAGTTGAGTATGGTAATAGATCTGGTAAAGTAATTAGGAGAGGTGCTAATCATCTTATTTGTGTTGATGAACAGAAAGAAATGTTTAGATGTTGGATATCTGAAGCTAAAGAAACCTCAACTTTTCATTTACCAGTTGAGTTCTGACTAAATAAATAAGATAAGATCAAAAAGAGACATGAGTAACCCTTGGGCAAAATCTTTTGAAGAATTAAGATCTCCCTATTTGCTAGAGAAGAAGGCAAAGAAGGACTATGATGGTGACGGTAAAATTGAAACTGGAAGCAAAGAACATGCAGGTGTAGTTCATAATGCTATACAGAGAGCTAAGGGTGGCAAACCAGATGGTAAGGATACTAGAAAGGAAGAAGTAGTAAATGAAAAGGATGGATTATGGGATAACATCCATCAGAAAAGAAAGAGAATGAAGGCAGGGTCTGGTGAGAAGAAGGCAAAACCAGGTGACAAAGACTATCCTAAAACATTGAATGTTGAGGGCATGAAGCAAGCACGTAAGAATGTAGGTGCTGATACTTGTTGGGACGGGTACAAAGCAAAGGGAACTAAGAAAAAGAATGGTAGAGAAGTTCCTAACTGTGTAAAAGAAGAGGAGATAGATGAAGGTAGTATGAAGCAAGCACGTAAAAATGTAGGTGCTGACACTTGTTGGGATGGTTATAAGGCAAAAGGAACTAAGATGAAGAATGGTAGAGTAGTTCCTAACTGTGTAAAAGAAGAAGACACTGAAGTAAACCACATTGATGGTAGTAGGACTCAGATTATTGATATAGTCAAAGCACCTAAGATGCCATCTGCTGCAGAGATTAGTGAGATGGATGGTAGTAAGTTGGGTATTGGACTAGCAACAGGAGTCATAGGTGGTGGTCTTACTCTTATGAAGAAAGCTGCTGAAACTGCTAATACTTTGAAAAAGAAGATGCAACAGAGAACTAAGGTAGAGGGATACTCTAACTGGAGAGAGGATTTTATCTGGGAAGGACCAGCAACAGCAAAGGATCCAAAACTAGATGTAAAAGAGACTGGGGTAAAGAATAAAATTGAGGTCAACCCTGAGGTCAAGACCGAGGAAAAAAAAAAATCTAGCTCATACAGCTCCATTATCTGATCGTGTTGCGAATTGGTCTAAGACTAAGAAGACTGAAGATTATCATAGCGGAAAAGGAGAAATAAAACAGAAGAGAACTCTGAACTGGATGAAGAAGAAGGGGATGAAGGGTGCTCCTGGTTTAGATGCTTATAAGGCAAGACAGAAAGAACACGAGGATAGTCGTGGTAAGAAGATGCGTAAGGAAGAGGTGATAGATGAGATTGCAATGAAGAATCCTGAGAAGGATAAGAACGTTCCTCTTGGACGTAAGAGTAATCCTTATGGAAAAAGAGCAATTGTAAAGATGATTGGATCATCTATTAAAGATAGAGTGAAGCAAAAAGCAAGAGCTTTGACAACTACTCATAAGGAGGGAACATCTTACGGTTTATATAAAGGAGATGGTAAACCTAAAGGTGCCATGGCTGCTTTTGCAAAGAAGAAAAAGGAGAAAGAATCTACTGTAAAAGAAGCAAAGGTCGATATGAAGCTTCCAGATTATAAGAGAGCAACTGCTAGAGATAAAAGATATGGTAATCCACATGGATCACTCGAAGTAGGTGCTGGTATAAGAAGAGATAGAAGAGCAGATCATGAAGAAAGAAGAGGTAAAAAAACTAAGGTAAAGGAAAGTACAAAGTATTATAGTGGTCAGGATAGAAATCCTAATACTGGTTTCCCTAAAGGACTAAAAAAATCTGGTAAAGTTACGAAAGAAAAACCTTTGACAGGTGTTGACTATACTAATCTTCAAGCAAGTTACGAACCAAGGTTCAGTGTTTTTGATGAAGCTGCTGATCGTAAGATGGCTAGAGCAACTGATCAACAACTTGCTGATGCACATAAGAAGTACAGTGGTATGGATCAGTCATCTCCAGCTAACGCTCATATGACAAAGAGAATTACAAGGGAGATGAATAGAAGAAAGAAGGCAGCAAAGAAAAAAGTAGATGAGGCAGTAGGTGTTTCATCAGAAGTTTCAATGTCCAGAGCAAGAAAGGAAGCAGAACTACAGAGAAAGGAAGCACAACTAAAAAATAAGAAGATGCGTAAGGAGCATCATCAGAAGGATTCTAATGGTAAAGTGATAGAGCATGGTGATGGTTCACCTAGTTCTTTAGATGAATTGAATAGGTATGAAAAAGAAACTGGTATGTCATCAGGTTCTATGAATATGCCAAAGGGTAAACCAACTCAAAAGGGTGGTGATAAAAATCCTGTAATGAGAGCAGTTAGAACTAATGTCCGTAAGGAAACTGGTAAACCACAAGGTCAAACTAAGACTAGAATGAAAGGTGAGAAGACTGCTGACATGAAAGGACCGAGTGCTAAGTTGTCAAGAGGTATCAGTAATCTCAAGTCAAAGAGAGAACTAGATGCTAAAGCAAAGAAGGCAGGTTATAAGAGCACACAGGATTATGTGAATGTTCAGGCAGTTCGTAAAGGAGGTCTAGGAACCTAATGTCATGCCCTGACGGTCAGTATTTTTGTAATGATAGACAAAAATGTATGCCTATTCCTAAAGGATATAAGGTACGGAAGGATGGTGAACTTGTTAGTGAAGTAGCACCACCTTCTGCAAAGCATGAAAGGATGGTAAAACATATAAAGAAATCTTACAAGAAGGATGGCAAACTAACCAAGGATGAGAAGTCTATTGCTTATGCTACTGCTTGGAAAGATTACAAGAAAGAATCAATAAATACAAATACATCATTCAGGAAAGAAATGGTATTGGTACCTGAAGGAGTTAGCGATCAATTCAAACCTAGTTTGAAGGATGAGTTAATTTCTAAAGCAGATAAAAGATATAAGAAAGCAAAGTCTTTTAAACAGTTCAAGAGAGATGCTGCTTCATCTTCATTGAAAAGAGGTGAGGTAAGAAAATATGACAGAAAAACTGGCACATATGTGAGTAATAAGAATGAAGAGGTAGAAATACAAGAGAAGTCTGCTGCATGGCAACGCAAGGAAGGTAAGAATAAGACTGGTGGTTTGAATGAGAAGGGTAGGAAGTCTTACGAACGTGAGAATCCTGGCTCTGACTTGAAAGCACCACAACCTGAGGGTGGTCCTAGGAAGAGATCATTCTGTGCTAGAATGGGTGGTGTAAAAGGACCTATGAAGAAACCAGATGGGTCTCCAACTCGTAAGGCATTAGCACTCCGTAAGTGGAAGTGTTGAAGCATATATAATACACGCACACGCTATTATTATGACTAAATTTTTACTACCTATTGCTATTAATGTTATCAACAAAGCAGTAGATAAGATCCCAGAGGATCTAGAAACAAAACTAAAGGAGTTTGTCATCGGACTTCTAAAGAAAGCTGCTGCCAAGTCAGGCAACAAGGTAGATGACCAGTTAGTAGAAGCTTTAGAGAAAGCACTACTGAATAAATAAAACTATCACATAAGGAACGAAACATGGCACCATTATGGGGAGCATCAGATTCTGATGAATCAAAGCCTAAGAATCTAACAACTGCTGAGAAGAAGGAAGTCTATGCTACCTCTACTGGTTGGGTAAGAGAAGCAGGTTCTGCACTATCAGGTAA